TGGCGATCTCGGCGAGATTGTACAGGATCAACCTGAAATGGTTGAAAAATCCCTATGGGGCGGTAGTTTCCTCAAAACAGCCGACTTATTTCGATAAGTAAAATTCACTAGGAGGTGACAATATGTCGGAAGAAATTAAGAAAAATCAACCAGGTACCAGCGGAAATCTAGGTGGAACACAACCAGGATTGTATCAAGGACAAGGTGCATTTGCATCAGGTTCAGATGCAGGCGCAAACGTACCAGGTAACTACGCAGATGGTGGAGTTATTGGGAATATCCCAACAGCACTATCAGGCGTAACAGATGGTCCAAATGCAGTAAACCCTTCAGGTGAGGCTGGATCAGGAATCCTACGCCCAGAGCAAGCACGTCGTTTTATTGATTACGTGTGGGATGCAACAGTTCTCGCCCAAGATGGTCGTCGTGTCACAATGCGTGCCAACACAATGGAACTTGAAAAAGTTAACGTTGGAGAGCGTGTTATCCGTTCTGCTGCACAAGCACTCGGAGAGTACACAAATGCTGGAGCAACATTCAGCAAGGTAGAACTTACAACCAAGAAGATTCGTCTAGATTGGGAAGTTTCTGCAGAAGGTCTAGAAGACAATATTGAAGGAGCAGCATTAGAAGATCATTTAGTTCGCTTGATGACAAATGCTTTTGCTAACGATATTGAAGATCTAGCAATTAACGGAACAGGTGACTCTGGCGACGGAGCATTCCTTGGAATCATGGAAGGTTTCGTTAACAAAGTACAAAATGATGGAGATGCTCACGAATCACTAGTAACTGTGTCTAACAACGCATGGACTACTGAAGTTATGCAAAACATCATTCTTGCAATGCCACGTAAGTACCGTGCAATTAAGAACAACCTAAAGTTCTATGCTGGTACAGATGCATTCCAAGGTATCGTTAAGAACAACGGTACACTTGCAGATGCTATCTCAGAGGCATTCGCACCACGTACTGCAGGTACTGCAGCAAACCGTCAAGCATACCTTGATGGCGGAGCACAGACATTCGGAGGAGCACGTACAACTCGTGTTCTAGGAATCGATGTACAGGAAGTTCCTTACTACCCAGCAGGATATGTTGATTTAACATTCCCTGCAAACCGTGTATGGGGATTCCAAAGAGACATCACTGTAAACCGTGAATACAAGCCAAAGAAAGATACAATCGAATACACAGTATTCGTTCGTTTCGGAATTCAATGGGAAGAGCAAGACGCAGTTGCGTTTGCTGACGCTGCTTCAGATTCCTAATCTGTAAACAGTAATTATAGGGGGCAGGGGAAATAAAACTCCTGCCTCCTTTTTTAGTTAACATGTTATAATATAGAGTAAATGGGAGGACAATAATGTCAGAAGAATTAAAAAGTTTTGAAATATCTGCATCAGATGAAGTTTTTAATACAGACGAAACTGATGCCACTTCTGCATTGAATAATAATCCTAAAGAAACAAAAATCAAAGAGGCTCTTGGAGCAATTCCTAGCGGAGCAATTGGAATTAAAAAAGCCGAAACCAATGGAAAAAAAGTTAAAACAAATAGTCCAAAAAAGACAAAGTCTGAAACAGTTGCAATCCATTCAACTAAAAATGTATTTTGGCCAGAAATTGGCAAGGTATTATGTGGATATAATATTTTAGAAAAAGAGGTAGCCGATAAATGGCTTACCCGTGAACACGTCAGATTGGCTACACCTGAAGAAGTTGCACGAGAGTTTGGAGTAATTTAAATGGAAGTTATGAGAGTACCACCCTACCCATTAACAACAGTATGGACTTTGCCTATTGCAAACTATGATTACATTCAATACGTTGAAGATCTAGTTGACCATTCAGTAGAAGAGACAGAAGTAACATCAGATGCAAATGGCGTTGTTGAGTATGAATTGCCTTTAGAAAAGGTACAGTTTGACAGAAAGTTCCTTATTCGTTTCTATGATACAGAGCATGAGCACATTCTTTTAGAAAGTAATCTAGATGTAATGCGTCCATATATAAATCCAGAAACACTTGGAACAACTGCATCAGAGATTACCGAATATAAAACACTAGAGTTAGTTGCTCGTTCACTTATAGATACATACGTAGGTGATGGATTTTATAATCATAAACAAGTTGTTCAAGCCACAGGTCAAGGAACAGACTATTTTAGTTTATGGGATGACACAAATAAAGTTTTAAAGGCTTATGAAAATAACGTTTTAGTCTATGATGTAGATACGCCAGAAGAAAATGTTTATGATTATATTGTTACATTGGATAACTCAGCAATACAAAGAGTTATTAATGATAATTATAATAGAGCAGAGTCAACTCCAGGAACATATATTCCAGCATACGGAGATTTAGGAAATGTTGGATCTAGCAGAACTGTAGATTTCCCTAAAGGCTATGACTATACATTTATTTTAGATACTGGATTTAAAACAATTCCAGCAGATGTTGAGTATGCTACAAAACTTTTAATTGAAGATCTTAAGTGTGGAAAGTTAGATTATTATAAGAGGTATGTAACTGGATATAACACAGATCAGTTTAGAATTCAGTTTGATAAATCTGTATTGGATGGAACTGGAAATATGTTAGTTGATAAGATACTTGACAAGTATGTTGTGACAATTGTTAAACCAGGAATATTATAATGATATGCGAACCAACCGACTATATTTTCCCAATGCTTGCAGATGTATATTACCCAATTGTTGACCAGGGTGCGTATGGAAATGTTAAAAAGAATTGGATTTTAGATAGATCAGTAGCCTGTAACTTTAATGTTGTTGGCGCAGCAGGACAAGAAGAGATTAAGCCAAATGTAAACATTACACAAGAGAATATCCTTTTAGGTCGAACAAAATCTGATATTAGAATCTCACATCTTGAGACACAAAATTCTATAACAAATATTGTAATTAGTAATATACGTGACAAACATTCTAATATTATTTATAAAGAAACTGCTGGTATTCGTGCAGGAAAGCCGACCATATATGAAGTTGCATCACAAGAACCTATCGTAGGTCCTTTTGGCAATATAGAATACTATAAACTTGTTATTAGAAGATCCGAAAATCAGGCGGTTGATCTATGATAGTTAAACTAGATAACAAAATGTTTCAAAAAGAAATGGATAATATTATTCAATATTCATTTGGATTTTTAGACGGAGCACAAAAAGGAAAGACAAAATTCTTAGATGCTTTAGGAAAAGAGACAATAGAAATATTAAAAGAGTTTATTGATTCAAATGCTAGAATGAGTCCAGATACACTTCATCACGTATATGAATGGTATAGAACTGGTAGCCCAGCAGCAAGATTATTTGATATTGATTATACTGTTAGTAATTTAGGATTATCTTTAAAATCTACTTTTAAGCAATCATCTTCAGTTCAAAATGGATCAAATACTCCATTTTATAATAAAGCAATTATTATGGAAAATGGCATACCAGTTACTATCAAACCTAAAAGAGCCAAGGCACTAAGATTTGAAGTTAATGGAGAAGAAATATTTTCTAAAGCACCAATAACAGTAGATAATCCTGGAGGAAATACACAGGATGGGTTTGAAAAGGTATTTAATTTATTTATGTCTAGATATTTTAAACAATCATTTTTAAGAAATAGCGGACTGTTAGATAATATAAAAAATCCAGTAGCATATAAGAAGAATATTGCATCTGGTAAAAAAATGGGTAAAAATAAAGGTATTCAAATTGGATACAGATGGATTACAAATGTTAGGGTAGGTGCATAATGGCAAACAATGATTTATTGAATACTCCAGTATTATGGATTAACAAATATTTAAAGGCTAAAATAGAGCAATTAACAAATATTGAAACACCATTTTTTCCTTCAACTCCATCTACAATAAATGATCTTACACAATACTTTCCAGATGGTGGAGTAATGGCAACATGGGATAGGCTTATTAAGATGAATAGGTCTGCATTCCCACACATAAAGTGTGAGCAATTACTCTATTACTTTTATGCTACTGCAGATAACTCAATTCTAAATATGGTAAAAATTCAGGAAGCAGTGTTGAGACTTATGGATCGTGGAGATGAGACGGCACAAGAGATTAATAACTGGTGTATGAATAGACAGGTAGAACTAGATGATGGAAGCCTTATAGATAATATGTTCTTTTTTCATACCTTCAAGGTATATCAACTAGAAGAAACTAGAGACATTATAGACTTTGGAACTGCCAGAACCTATGGTGGAAACAAGATAATTATAGAGTTTGACTATCACCAAATGGGAAGTAAAAGACCTATAGGCTTTGATGAAAATGGAAGAACAATTTATGAGGCAAAAACTGACGGACTAGCATTCGATGACTGGACCCCTGAACCTAAGCGGGCAACCAAAGAAACAATATAAAAGGCTGTTATAATTGTAAATGAGGAAACAAGCCCTTTATTTCAACAAAGAAAAAAGAGGTGAATAATTATGGCATATACCCGTGGTTCGAACGCTAATATCATTGTGGGTGCAGCAGCACTTTTCACATTTGAGGCAGGTCCACTAACAGACGCTGATCTACCAAATTACGTAAACGGAACATCTTTCAGAGAGACTCTCTCTTCAGATGCAGATTTCCGTAACGTTGGTTACACCATGAATGGTTTGGAACTTCAATTCCAACCAGATTTTGGTGAGGTTAACGTTGACCAGGTACTTGACGTAGCAAAGTTATACAAGCAAGGAATGCAAGTTAACCTTAATACAACTTTTGCTGAGTCAACACTTGAGAATCTTTTGTTTGCATTAGCAGGCTCAGATTCAAATCTATCAACTGTATCAGGTAATCCAACCCTTAATCTTTCTGCAGGTGAACTTGGCGAATGCCCAGTTGAGCGTGGATTGGTTGCGGTAGGTCCTGGAACAGGTGACTGCGCTGAAGGAAGCAATCTAGAAAGAGTTTATGTAGCATACCGTGCACTTTCAATCGAAAATGTAACAGTATCTGCAAAGCGTGATGAAGCAACAATGTTTGAAGTTTCATTCCGTCTACTTCCAAATGATAACGCTTCATACGGTAAGATCGTAGATCGTACAGTATCAGCATCATAACAATTTAATATAGTGAGAATTGCCCATCTTTTTAGGTGGGCAGTTTTCTTTTTTGGTACAATAGTATAATGCCTACAAAAATATACGATTCTGGATATATTTCATTAATTGATGGAACTGAGATTTATATTACTCCATTAAAGATAAAATATCTTAGAGAATTTATGGATATATTTGAGACCGTAAAAGCATCAAGCACAGATGATGAAGCAATAGAACATTTGTGTAAATGTGCAAGTATTACTATGAAACAGTACTATCCTAGTATAGTTAATGATCTGGCAGATCATGTAGATATGCCCACGATATATAAAATTTTAGAATTGTCTGCTGGAATAAAGATTAATCAAAAATCAGAAGAGCCTGTAACTAAGCAGGCTAAAGAGTCTGGTTCAACATGGAGTGAGTTAGATTTAGCAGAATTAGAGTCTGAAGTATTTTTATTGGGTATTTGGAAAGACTATGAGGAGTTAGAGAAATCATTATCTATGCCAGAACTAATAGCCACCTTATCAGCAAAAAGAGATTTAGACTATCAAGAAAAAAAGTTTATGGCTGCTATGCAAGGGGTAGATCTTGATAAACAAAGCGGTAAACAAAATGCTTGGGAAGAAATGAAGGCAAGAGTATTCAGTGGTGGTAAGGCACAAGACTCTAATGATATTTTAGCCTATCAAGGAGCAAATGCTAGTAAGGCTGGATTTGGTATTGGCATGGGGTTAGACTACGAAGATTTAACTGAAAAATAAAGTCTTTTATGCTATAATTGGTTAGTCTACATTTGGAGGAATAAAAATGGCAACAACAGTACACGAAGAAATAGAACTTGTTCTTATTGACGGCACAAAGATTAAGGCACGTCCATTAAAGATCTCTTTGCTTCGTCCATTTATGAAGAAGTTCGAACAAATAGCAGTAGTTGCAGAAGATAATGAAAAGTCAATGACTCTTCTTATTGAGTGCGTACAAATTGCTATGGAGCAATACAGCCCAGAGTTAGCAAAAGAGATCAGCAAACTAGAAGAGGTTTTAGACCTTCCAACAGTTTACAAGATTATTGAAGCAGCCTCTGGAGTAAAATTGGCAGATGCAAACGCTCTTTTAAATACAGTGCTTGCAAATAATTAAATAAAAGAGGTGTAAATGAATGGCTGATGTAAATGCTAATATTGGCGTACATATTGATACGTCAGCAGCGTTGGCAGAATTAAAAAATCTACAACGTCAATTAGCAACTTTCCATTCATCTGTAGCAAAAAGTAGTTCTGCAGCAGCAGCAGCCCAAAAGGGATTGCAGACTAATCTTTTAAATGCTATAAACGCAACAGGTCAATTCCAAGCCTCAATGGGGCTAGTACGAAGTTCAACAGAATCCTTTACTCACGCACTTGAGACTAATAAACTTTCAATGCGTGAGTATTTCCGTTATGCAAGCGGATCAACAAGAACATTTGGAAAATTATTTAAACAAGAATTTAACACAATTAGCCAAGTGGCAGAAGAACGTGTTAAAAAGATGCAAACCCAATACATCAAAATGGGTCGTGATGCGTCTGGTGCAATTAAGGCAATGTCAATTACTCCAACAGCACTTGACATGGAAAATTATGCAACCAAGACTGCTATTGCAGCACAAAAGCAAGCAATCTTAAATCAATTATTAAAACAAGGCTCTACAAATTTATTAAATTTTGGTAAGAATACTCAGTGGGCTGGTCGCCAGTTAATGGTTGGTTTTACAATTCCGCTTATGTATTTTGGTGGTGCAGCATCTAAAGTATTCATGGATCTTGAAGCACAGGCAATTAAGTTTAAGCGTGTTTACGGAGACATGTTTACAACAAAAGAAGAAACAAATAAGGCATTAGCAGATGTACAAGAACTTGCTAAAGAATTTACAAAGTATGGCGTTGCAGTTACTAAAACCATAGAGATGGCTGCATCAGCAGCAGCAATGGGTAAGACTGGAGCAGAACTTACTGCACAGGTAGCGGGAGCAACTAGACTTGCAGTTCTTGGTGGTGTAGAACAGGCTCAAGCATTAGAAACTACAATTTCAGTTACAAATGCATTTGGTATTGCAGCAGAAGATCTTGCATCTAAAATTAACTTTTTAAACGCAGTTGAAAACCAGACTGTAGTATCTATCGAAGACTTAACTGAAGCAATTCCAAAAGCAGGACCAGTTGTAAAGCAATTAGGTGGATCAGTTGAAGACTTAGCATTTTTCTTAACCGCTATGAAAGAGGGTGGAATTAATGCATCGGAAGGTGCTAACGCACTTAAGTCTGGTCTTGCTTCATTAATTAATCCATCTGATAAGGCAGCAGGATTCCTCGGTAAACTTGGAATTAATATAAATAAGATAGTAGAAACAAACAAAGGTAATATTAGAAATACCGTAATTGACTTCTCTAGAGCATTAGATACACTTGACCCATTAAACCGTGCTCGTGCTATTGAGCAATTATTTGGTAAGTTCCAGTTTTCACGTTTATCTACTTTGTTCCAAAACGTTACAAAAGATGGAACACAGGCCAGCAGAGTTTTACAACTTGCAACATCTTCAGTTGAAGAACTTGCAATCCTATCTGAACGAGAATTGGGAGTTTTAGAAAATGCTGTAGGAACTAACTTTAGAGAGTCTGTAGAAAAACTTAAGTTAGCAATAGCACCAATAGGAGAAACATTCTTAAAAGCAATAACTCCAGTAGTTGAAGTTGTTGGAAGACTTTTAGATAAGTTTAATAGTCTTGGAGATGGTACAAAGAAATTTATTGTAGTGGCATCAACATTAATAGGAGCAGTTGGTCCAGTATTATTAATGACTTTTGGTTTACTTGCAAACGGTGTAGCAAATATTATTAAATTATTTATAACAATGCGTTCTGGATTTTTAAGGGCTGGAACCAATACAAATATTCTTGCTCAACAAACACAATATTTAAATGCAGAGCAGTTAGAGTCAGCAACTGTTGCAGCATCATTAAACCAAGCACATACAAGATTAACACAATCATTTACTGCAGAAGCAACTGCTGTATCTTTATTACGCAAAGCATATGTTGATGCTACTGTAGCAGCGACAAACTTTGCAAGGGCAAATCCAGGAATGATGATGCCAATGACAGGTGGAAGAACACCAAAGAAGTTTGCAAGAGGAGCAACCTATGTTCCAGGAACAGGAAACGAAGACACTGTTCCATCTATGTTAACACCTGGAGAAGCAGTAATTCCAGCACCTGTTGCACAAGATCCTAGATTCCAACCAATTATTGATGCAATGGTTAATGGAAAATTGCAAGGCTTCCAAGGAGGAACTACTGGAGTTACTAAAGCAACAAAAACTGCTAATGGCTCAATCTCTTTTGACGGTTCTATTTTCCCAGTAAAATCTAAACCAGATGAAATAATTAATAGAATTAATGCTGCAATTAATGAAAATCCAAGCAGAGCACAAGAAATATCTAGAAGAATGAGAGATCTTGTTAATCCTGAAGGAGAAGGTTCAAATAGAAAGGGAAGAAAGCCAAAAAATATAACAGCAACTTCTCTAGGACTTACTGCCTCAAGAGCAACTAAAAAAACTGAAAGAACTGGATCAGACGCCAATCCTGCAATATCAAAACAAAGAAGGTCTGCTGGATATAGAGATCCAATTACTGGCAAGCCAGTAAAATCTGAAAACATGAGTAGATTATATGTTTCACTTCGTGAAGCAGGTTTAACTGACATAGAAGCAAGAAACTTCATTGGAATGAATGAGTCTCACATTAAAAAATCAGCAAACCCATCTAATAAATGGTTTGAAGGAGAAGTGGTTAGAGATGTAAAGGGATTAAACAACTATCTAAATAGAATAGATCCAAATAGAATTAAGTCAGGAACTCAAGGATCGTTTGAAAAATTATTATTAGCAGTAGATAAAAATCCATCACTTTTACCAGGCATTAATAGAAATCAAATTGATAGACTAAAGAAAGACTTTGAGTTTGTAAAATCAGGAAGACATCCAGTAACACCTTCAGAACTTAAGAGCGTTATGAATTTAGCATTATTTGATGAAAAAATTTCCACTAATAAAAAACTTCTTAAAACTTTAGGAATTTCTGAAAAATATGCTAGTGGAGCATATCAGGCAAAAGGTGTGAGGGCTCTTGCAAGATTAAGAGCAAAAACTCAATATAGTTTTTACAAAACATTAGAACCACTTACATTGCTTGGCAGCAAAGACAGCCCATCGGCTATTCGTCAATCTGTGAATCTAGGAGAAAGAATAAATAAATCTTCTGGACGTGGTGGAACAATTAAGAATTTAGATGGTGAGTATCGCATAAATGATAGAAAGGTTTTTGTTAAAGGATTTGAAACTTTAGAAAACGCAAAAGCAGAAATGAAAGCAAATGCTTTAGCAAGAAATCTACACGGACTTGTATCACCACAAGGACAAATCCGTATGACACAAGATCCAAATAATCCAGGAAGACAAATTCCAGTATTAATATCTGATTTTGATTCAAGATTTACTGAAGAAAATATGAAACGACAAAAGTTTAATGCAGACAACATGGTAAAACAATTGGTTGCATCTGCTCTTCGTGGAGACAAAGATGTTAAAACTGGCAATATGTCTGGCAGGTATGTTGTAGATCCAGGTAATGCATATATTTATGATAAGGCTTCTGGAGTAAGAGAACCTTCTACAAAGATGTCTTCAATGCAAGAAATGATAGAGAAAAATCTTAGAATTGTTGATGCAGGAGGAGCAAGTAAAGACTTCTCTAATAAGATAGAACCATTAATGAACAATATGACTGCAGAAGAATTTGATCAAAAAATGAAAAAAGAAGTTAATGATCTATTAAAGAAAGCAGATAAGGCACTTGCTAATTCTGGGTATTCTCCATCTGAAGCAGCAAAGATAAAATCAAGATTGGCTGGTGGTCTTGATATTGACTTTAAAGGTATACATAATAGATATCTTGCATCAAGATCTGTTGCAGTAAAACCAACAGAAGTTCTTGAGAAAAATGGTAAGATAAAACCAATACCTGCAGTTAAAAAACCAAAGGGTATTAAGACAGCATCTTCAAAAGATACTTTATTAACACCTAAAGAAAATGCACCTAGAGTAAGAAACGTTCCTAGAAATGCCCTTGGAATGGCCCCTTGGGTAGCAGGACGTGCAAATGCTCCTTTTACAAATTTACCTACAGGTCAGCAATATGGACAACTTGCATCAGGAATAGTTATTCCAGCATCACAATTAAAGAATTTTACTAATTCAATAGATAATAATACAGAATCAAATAATAAAAACACAAAGACAACTAATGAAGTTACAAAAACTTCAAAAGAACAAAAACGAGAAATGAGAGCACAAAGAGCACAAAGAGTTGGATCAGTAGCAGGACCAATAGCAGGTGTTGCAGGAATGGGTGCTATGGCAGGGTATATGACTGGCAACATGGCACTAGGAAACACAATGATGGGTATATCCGCTATTGCCTCAATTGCTCCAATGTTAACTAATCCACTAAATATATTCATTGCAAGCATGCTTGCTGGTGCAGCAATGATTTATAAGTTTAACAAAAATATAAATGATGCTAGAAAAGAAGGAGTTAAACTAGCAAAGGGTATGTCAATGTCAGCAGATAGGGTTAGAGATCTATCTATGATATCTGGAAAGATTGGTGCTTCAGAAATACAGGCTAGAAAGAGACAAAATCTTTTAAACCCATTGGGAGAAGAACAAAGAAAATTTGGTCAGAATGTTTTACAAAGTGATACAGGAAAACAAATACTGTCAGATGTTGAAGGACTAATTAAGCAACAATTTTCTACAGAACAAATTGGTAAAATATTAGGAACTAACTTAAGTCAGGCTGTATTGCAAGGAGCGATATCTACAGACCAAGCAGCAAGTATTGCCTCCGCCCTTGGTGAAGAATTAGGAAGTTATGCAATACCACTTAATATTACTGCCACTATAAATCAATTAGTTGGTCCAAATGGAGAAAACTTAGAAAAGAATCCTCTTAAGGTTGCTTTAGATATTAAAAAAGAAAGCATGAAAAATGTTCAGTCACAGTTTGATTTTGCTAGAAATAGAAGAAAGCGTGAAGTCACTGCAGGTGGAACTGCAACAACCCTTGCTGGAACTACAGGTCTTGCTGCTTCAGGCGCACTCCTTGCAACAGGTGTAGGTGCTCCAGTTGCTGCAGCACTTGCTGTATTAAGCGCAGGGGCAATAGTAAAAGCAGCGTATGATCAAAATAAAGCAAAAGCAGCAAATGCAAAATTAGATGCAGCAGCAGTACAGTTAGGAATTGAATCTATAGGTCAAAATCAACAACTAATTGATGCAATTAATGAACAGTATGATAAAAAAATTAAAATTGCAAAAACCGAAAAAGAGATTAATGATCTACAAGCAAAACGTAAAAGCGATATTGCAGAATTAAATAAAGCAAACAGTCAAAGCCTTGCAGACATCATTAAACTATCATCTGCTATGGATGATAAAACATTTAATACTTCTATATCAAATGCAGCAAGCACTAAATTTAAAGACGCATCTGCTGGAACTAAATTATTAGCAGATGCTGCACAACAGGATTTGTTAAAGGTAACAGATCAAAATATGAGAAGAACTTTACAAATTGGTTTTGTCTCAGACAATGGGTTAAGCCCAGCATCAATTATTGATCTTGCAACTTTTGTATCAAGTTCAGATAATGCTCAAAAACAAATTGACTTTTTTATTAAACAGCATGGATTTGCTGAATTAGAAACTCTACAACAGGTATTTGGTAAATTTGGTGATAGTGCTCCAACACAAACTAGAGAGTACATGTTAAATTATATTAACAGCAACTCTGCAGATTTAAAAGATGATCTAGCAGGTTTAAATGCTCTTGCAAGTTTTAAACAACAATATGGAATTACATTAGATGTTAAAACGGATGGGGTACAAGATCTAGCAACCGCAACTGCAGCATTAGGAGTTATTGCCGACCAACCAGACACACTAACAAAGGAACAAGTTCTTGATTTAGCAGTAAAAGATCCAAATAACTTTGGTGCATTTGCAAAAGACTTTGATGTTTTAAGTCAGGGTAAATCTACAATAAGCAAATATTTATTTGTTAATTATAAGATAGCAGCAAATGATCCAAATGTAATTGCAGCAGCAAAGGCTGCCAATATGTCAGTTCCAGAATATATTGCTAAAGGATTTGATCTGGCTGCAGTTAAGGCCCCATCTGGAGCAACAGAGACTCCAGAACAAGGTAAGAGATTAACATATTTAGATGATCTTCTAAAGAGATTAAAATTAACAAGAGATGCAGCAATTAAGGCTACTGGCGGTCTTGAAGAATTAAGAAGAGTTCTTTCAAAGTCTGGCGGAGATATTAAAATATTTAAAGGTGTTAACCAACAACTTAGAGGACAAGGGGTAAATCAAGACTTTATTGATTTTGTTGGTGATTTAGATCCTGCAATTCAAAAGAAGTTTATTACTATTAAAAATGGAATTGTGTCAATAACTAAAGATGGTAAAAAGTTAGCAGCAGCACTTAATGAAGCAGTTATTGGAGAGTTAGAAGATGGGTATCAACAACAGGTTGATGGTCTAAAGGCACAAAGTGCTAAGTTTATAGAACTAAAGGCTGCTGGATTATCTGCAGCAGAAGCATTATCTATTGTTACAAATGAGCAGGTGGCTCTTGCTTTAGCAAGTGGTAAGAGCAAAGAAGAGGTTGACAGAATAATTGTAGGACTAAGAAATCTTAGAACACAAGAAAAGGCAACGCTTGCAGAAATTAATCCAGCAAAGTATGTTAAAGAACAAATAGACATGGCTCAAGAATACTACGATGTTCTTGAAAGAGAAGCAAGAAATGTTTATCAACCACAAATTGATGCTGTAAATAAATTAATTGATGCTAATGAAAAATTAATTGAAACAAAACAACGTGATATTGAAATTAATTATGATAGGCCAATTGCACTATTAAATGAACAGTCAACAATACTAAACCATGATTTATCACTGATTGATAAAGCAGCAGATGCAATTAATAAAAAATATAACGATCAAGAAGAAGCGTTAACAAAAATATATGATATTAATAGTAGAATTGCCGAACAAGAAAAAGAAAAACTTTCAATTGTTAATGCTTTAGTAGAGGGAGATATTGCCTTAGCAGCACAAGCATTACAAGAACAAAGACAGGCAGCAGCACAAGCAGCAAAAGAGAGAAGTTTAGAAGCATTGCAATCTGCAAGGGATGCAGAACTGACTGGACTAAGAAGTCCTGGTGGATTAACAAGAGTTCAAATTGAAGAAAAGTTATACGATATATCTGAACAAATTTATGTTCTTGAACAAAAACAAATACCAGTGCTTGCAGAAATTAAAAAATTACAGGATGCTAACTATAATTATCAAGTAAACTCTATAGCACCATTACAGGCTAAACTTGATAAAGAACTTGAAGCAATTGAGGTACAACGTAAAAAATGGAACGATATACAACTTAGTGTAGATGGTGCAAAGGTTAGATCAACAGAATATAACGATGCATTAAAAAATATTGAAGATACTCTAAAGAGGGTTAAGGGGCTATGGAGTGAAATTGGAACTGCATCATCAAATGCAGCGTCTTCTCTTGGTGGATCGTCCACTACATCAACATTTACATCTAATGGAACAAAAATAACAGTTCCAAAAAATGTTGGTCAGGCTTGGGGATTCAATACTGGAGGAATCGTTCCTAAATACTTTGCTACTGGTGGATTATCTAGAGGAACAGATAGAATTCCTGCAATGTTAACAGCAGGAGAGTATGTTATTAAAAAGAGTGCTGTTGACTCACTTGGTGTAGGAACTATGAATTCTATTAATAATGGCAATATACCATCTAGTCCAGTGTATAATTATAGTTTAAGCGTTAACGTTGAGGGAAGCAATAATAGTGCAGACGATATTGCAAGAACGGTAATGTCTGAAATTAAAAAGATTGACTCTCAAAGAATTAGGGGTATTAGATAATGGCAACAGCACAATACATGGTTGGTCGTAAAAAGTATGGTAGGCCACAGGCTATTGCTTGGTCAAATAATCCTGGAACCTTGGTAGATGGAATTTATATACCAACTGGACAAGAAGTCGGAGCAGATCCATCGCTAACTACTGGAGGAACAAATGAATTTTTAATATTATCTGATCACAATAGGTCTGAACTTTCATTTATACCAACTAGAATAGAGCAAAAACAAAGAATGATTAATGGAAATATGAGGTCGTATCATATTGCAGATAAAAATACTATATCATTTAATTGGACAAATCTTCCATCTAGAGCATACGATAGCGTAGCATATTTTGATTCTAATGGTGCATCTGGAATGGATAATACTATTGTTTCATATACTGTAGATGGTGGTGCAGGTGCAGTTGAACTTTTAGATTGGTATGAAACACACAAAGGCTCATTCTGGATGTTTTTAGCATATGACAAATATAATAATTTTGGTAAAACAGAAGAAGATATGGATCACCTAGTTGAATATAATCAAATAGTTGAAGTATATTTTAGCAATTTCACGTATGATGTTGTAAAACGTGGAAGAACAAATCATGATCTTTGGAATGTCTCGGTAACACTGGAAGAAGCATAATGTTTTTAAACGAAGAGTTAAAATCATATTTTGAAACTTCTACAACAATTAAATCAAGATCACTAGTTGTTGCAGAATGGAATATGAACTTATCTGATAATATACAAAAACTTGGCAACTACCGCTATAGAAAAAATAGCACACAGGAGTCAGACTCTAAATATACATCTTTACCATCAAACTTTGACCCATTAGATACTGGGTATTTTTATACAGATGCAACAGACGCAGATATTACCATTCTTAACGGATATGCTTATGATGAGTCTGGATCACAAGTACCTTCACTTTTTACATCAAAAAAGGATCAAATTAAACTTTTGTACTCATTAGAAGATTGCATTAAGCCATTTAGACCAAGATCTGGAATTAACAAGGCCTCATATTTTAATACAAGATACCTTCCAAATGTTGATGAAAATATTGCAACAAGACCAAGATACTATATGGGTTCACGAGATGATAACTTTAAATACTGGACATCTTATAGAACAGAAAATGGAATTGAGCGGGGTGTATCAAAAAATAATGCTAATAGAGTATATCCAATAGAAGATGCTGCTCCATTCGTAGTATATAAAGATAGTGTTCCAACTAATAAAATTGTAGTTAAAATGCAAACCCATGTTGGCTCTACAACTATAGGAACATTTGTCAATGGTACAGCAACTATATCTGATCCATTTTATGGTACTGGTAATTCTTATACTCCACAAAGATGGAAAATTCAATACCTTAAAGACGGGGTTTGGATAGATGCTATCTCATTTAATGAGACATCTTTAAGAGATAATGGTTCTAGAATAATATCATCAAATGGTACAGTCGAAGTATCTTATGGACTTAAGACACCATCACAGTTTGCTAATAACTTTGTTCTAGTTGATACATTGGCAGCAGAGCATCTTTTACCAGAAAAGAATATTAATGGAAATGGATATTTAATAGTGCCAAATGCTGGAGATCTTGGAACACTTTATATCTGGAATGATGCAACACAAAGTTATTTAACATTTTTGCCAGAATATGGTTGGTCACTACAATCAGAAGAAATAAATGTAGATACTCCATTAGTAAAAGATTTAACGTCTCCAGCATCTTTTAATAATTTAATTAACAAGACAGTTGAATATAGAGAGTTTATTTATATTGAAGGTATAAGAATTGCTGTTGAGTCAATGAACAGAGCAGAGGCCACTTTTGATTTAATTGAATTATCGCCAAGATTACTAGTAGATATTTCAGAAAAGACAATTGGCTTTAATATTAAAAAGTCTTTATCAGATTTAGGAATTACTTCTTTGCCAGTAGGCCAATTATTAGTTTCCACAGGTGTTGTTGATATTTTTGATGATGATCAAGCATTTAATCAAAACAATGAAAATAGTATAATTAAAAATTATCTAAAAAGAAATATTAAGTTTTCTTTTTATGAAACAATTATGGATGTTGATAATCAAAATAATTATACTGTTCCATTAAAAACTTTATATTCAGAAGGTTTTCCACAGGCAGATATTACTGGAAAAACTGTAGCAATAACCCTTAGAGATTTATTCTTTTTATTTGAATCAACACCAGCACCAGAAATATTAATTACAGAGTGTTCTTTAAGTTATGCAGTTTCTTTATTATTAGATTCTATTGGATTTAGCAATTATAGTTTTTATAGAACAGCAGATGAGCAAGACCCAGTTATTCCATTTTTCTTCATATCTTCAAACAAAAATGTTGCTGAAATTTTAAATGAACTAGCAATATCAACTCAGTCAGCAATGTATTTTGATGAATATAATAACTTTATTGTAATGAGCAAAAATTATTTGATGCCAAGCGAAAGTCAAAGATCAACAGACTTTACATTGATTGGATCTAAAACGCATCAAAAAAATAACATAGTTGAAAATGAAAAATTGACAACTAATAAAATGCCTAATATTATTACAATTTCTTCACAGGATAAAAAAATATATAACAGTGGAAAGATTAACTATACTGAGAGATATATTCAAAAATCATTTAAGTCAATACAGCAGGCATATACCGTAGATACCTCTAATAACGCCAGAAACTGGGTATACAAGCCTTCTCTGCTGTGGGAGGTATCTGGAGATCAAACAACAAAAACAATCAACGAGAAGGCCTCTGATCAGTCTAGTTATTCTTTATCAGCCATGCCATTAAACTCAGATCTATCATCAGATATTCCAATAGTAGTTAATAATGTTATAACAAATAATATTTTAGATGTTGGTGAAAATATATATTGGCTAACTAGATATAATGGATATTTTTATTCTGGTGGAGAGGTTATTAGATATGATTCTGTAGAGTTTGATATTACTGGTACTGGTAAAGTTTGGATAAGTAGTAATCAAGAATATCAAAAGTATTTTGCATCCTTGCCATTTAATGGAAAAATATATCCAACAGGATTGATAAGAATTTATTGCACACCTTATTATGAAACATTTAATAATTCTGTAAGAATAAAAAATGGAGAAGTATTTGAACATGGTCGTGGTCAATTTGGAACACCCATAACATACCACTATGCTGGCTTGCCATCTTCTTGGAGTAGTAATGATAATGTTAGAGGATGCTATATGAGTTCTGAATATTTATTTAATATTAATGAAAATACAGAACTACCAGAAGTATCTAATTTAAATTTACCAGCAGGAGTTAATAATGATTTAGCAAAAGGCTCTACAAGAAATAGTATTATTAAAAACTTTTTAGCAAATACAAGTCTTTCGGAAACAGAAATAAATAGTCTACAGTCTACTCAGACTGGAACAGTACAGGCCTCAGCGTTTGTTTTAAATGGCCCAAGTTTTAAAACTACCGAAAAACCATTAAACTTTTTATCTTATGTATATAAACCATTAACAGATGCTTATAAACATTTTGGAACACGAATGAGAATTATTGGTCAGTTGCAGGATAATGAAAAACAAACAGCGCTTGGCTCTATGTCCTATTATCAAATTCCAGGATCTGGAACTGCAGAACAACAAATAAATATTGGCGGTGGCTCAGGTGGTATTGCTGTTGGTATAGATGAAAAAACAAACAACGGGTACTACTTTGAACTAATTGCTTTAACAGATGCAAACATTAACTCTTATATCAATCAAGGTGTAGCAATTAATAATGTTATATTTTATAAAATACAAAAAGATGCAGCATCAAATAATGCTATCCCAATTAAATTATATGGTGGCTTGGCTAAGATTGCTGTAGATGATGGATCTTTTGCAGGTCAGCAAAGAGTTATTGGAGAAGAAAATAGTACAGTATATGATCTTGCAGTAGAGTATGTTGACATAGATAAAATACGTAGATTCTACCTATATGTCAATAATCAATTAATAGCAACTGTTGATGATGATAACCCTATAAATATGTTTAATAATACTGCTTTATTTGTTCGTGGATCATCTAAATGTATATTTGAAAATATATATGCACTAGATCAAAACTATTCTCAAAATTCTTCTTTTGCAATAGCAGAGCCAATATCTGATATTTTTGGAGTTTCTACAATATCAGTAAATAATGCTTTTGCAAAATACACTTTAAGTGGAATGATTCAATCAACCTACCTATCTGGAATCTCTGCACAAACTACGCCAAAATATAACTTATACTATGATGAGTTTGGTAGCGTAATGAGAGAGTGTGCATATTTTAATATTAAATATGATAAATCTTATCCAGCATTATATGCACAAATTGCACCAACATTTAACAAGTTTAAAGGATACAGTATATCTGGATTCTTTGCTGGTGCTTACGGTGCAGAATTTTTAATCTTTAATAATACAGATACAGCATTAAGCCTAGATGAATCATCTGGGAATTATCTAAAAATTCAGGGTATCACTTTTACTCAAGACACAACACACGAATATACAGTCGATGAATATTTTAAAAAACGTGGCAACTTGTCTGATCCTCAATTAAGTGGAACATCCGTAGTTACATCACCAACAACGGCATTAAATCAATATAATGATATTAAGTTGAGCAGAATTAATTATGGAATTAACGAGTTTGGTATTAATGCAGAATACATACAAACTCAGGATCAAGCAGAAGAGTTAATGTCTTGGTTAATAAACAAACTAATGTCTGCTAAAAAATCAGTAGGTGTTGAGATATTTCCAATTCCAACAATACAACTTGGAGATATAGTAACTATTGACTATAAGGATAATAGTGGAATAGATTTAGTAGCAGGTTCGGATGATAGATTTGTAGTATATAATATAGAATACGGAAAAACTGTCGATGGGCCAAAAATGACAGTTTATCTAAGCGAGGTATAAAATGTCAGTAAATCCAATTCCACAGGTTCCAGCAACCATAAAACCTAAATTAAGTGATCAGGTAAAAAGTTCTACACCTCAATACATACTTCCAGAAGAAGAAATTGTCAACGAGCAACAGATTATAGATCTATTATTTGAAAATATTAGTTCTCAAGAACTTATAACTATAGCAAGAAATAACAATATCAATGGTCAAAAGTTTTATTATAATCCTATTAAGAATCTGGTAGACATACAGTCTCAGTTTAATCCTAATAACATATTAAAGTTACAGGATACTTCAGAACAGCACTTTACTAAGTATCCTATTAAACTAGACGACAAAATTCCTAACGAAGGCAATGGCCCAAATGGAACAAACATATACTTTGACGCTGACGGTAATTTAATTATAGAGACTGTAAATAACCTTGCAGATGAACAATTAGAGGTTCAAATTGCTTTAGGTGGTACAATATATGAGGCGATATTATGATTACAAATACAGGCAAAACCATTATTAGCAAGTTCTTATTGAGCCAGGCACCTTCTTATGCCTCTCATATTGCAGTTGGCTGCGGTAAAAAACCAATATTGAATTCAGACACAATGCCAGACTTTTCGTCTAAAACTTCATTAGATTTTGAAATGTTCAGAATTCCTATTTCTTCAAGAGGGTATATAAATGATGGGGGTACTAATAAATTAGTTCTTACGGCAGAATTACCAACAGAAGAAAGATACGAAATTACAGAGGTTGGCATATTTTCATCTGGTGCTAATCCATCTGCTGGTCAATCAGATAGTAAAACAATATTTGGTTTTACAGATACAGAAAACTGGCAATACAATAATGGAACATCTAACTCTGATATTCCAAAAATAACAGAGCAGTTAGACTCTACAAGCATAAATAACATAAGCACTATTGACAAGGTTAATATTAATAATGGGCAGACATTAACAGATGAATTATTTGTATTTGAAACTAATGCAGACAATGCAGTATTTTTTAATGAAGATCGTGTAGAAAGATATGAACGCAGTCGATTTTTTAACAATACAATTTTAATGCGTGGAGATTCATCAACACTAACTTATAGCGGATCTCATTTTTCTACAGTGGGCGGAAAATATATTGTCTATCCAAGCAGTATTGCCTCATTTTCTGAAAACTCCCCTACTGATGAAATTAGATTAGCGCTTTCTTTAGTGACAAAGTCATCATCAACAGATGTTCCAGATACAGTAAATGTGCTAGTCAACTTTACAAATGCTGACGGATCTGAGTATGCTAGGTTTGAAGCAGTGCTAACAAATGGAACAAGTTCTGGACAATATGATTTTGCTAATAATAGATATCATGTTATATCTAAAAAGTTAGAAGACTTATATACAACTGCAGGATTTAACTGGAACTTGGTGAATCAGGTTCAGATTTATTCTAATGTTATTGATGGTGGTTCTGCTTCTAGCAACTACTACGTAGCATTTGACGCTATTAGATTAGAAAATGTATCAACAATCAATCCACTGTATGGATTAACTGGATACAGCATAGTTCAAAATTCAACAGCATCTACCATTGTTAAAAGTCCTAATACAAATAACTATATTGAGTTTAGGTTTGCAATAGGGGTTGCCTAATGCCCGACAAAAATATTAAAAAAAATATAATACTAAAAAAAGATCTTCCAAGTGTTATAGGTGATAACACAACTCTTAACTATGAAATAAGATACAGAGTTATCTCAGAAGACAAGAATAGACTGTCGCACTGGTCACCAATCAATATACTTGAAGCACAAAATACAGAAGATGAGACTGGATTCGACCCAAACGATGTTGAAGGAACTAGCATTCCATACAATGTTGCAATAAAGTCATCAGATCATATTGCAGAAATATCATGGACAATGCCATCTTTGTTGATAACAAATCCAACTGCAGAAGAAAAAGAGTTACAAAAAATCCAGGCAGCAATAAAGTCATTTGACGTATATGTACAATGGCAAGAGGCATCAGTAAATAGCGATTGGATCTGGGTTGGAACCTCAGATGGAACAAGGTTTTCAATGAAGTTTCCAGAAAAGGTGGGGCCTGCTGGTCCAGATTATATTAAATTTGCAGTTCAAAAAGTCACACAAATAAAAGAAAGGTTTAATGCTGCTACATATTTAGAGACAGATTTTGTCGCTTTGTAGTGGTATAATTGAATAACTATGGCAAAAATTCCATTACCTCAAAGAGGTCAACCAATTGATGTAACTTATGTTTATCAGTTAGTTAGTGCTGTTAATGATTTATCAACACAAATATCATCTTCTGGAAATAACTATTCTAAAATTAATGGTGAAAGCAAAAAAATATCAGATCTTAAAATAGATGCAAAAACTGTTCAAGTAGCAATTAATAAGAGCGTTAACGCTGGAACAGAACAAACATTTACCGCAACATTAGATAATTTTAAAAATGTTCCAGTTGTTACAGCAACACCAGTAAATGAAGGAGGCACCGTATCTGGAAAAGACATATCTGTTGTTCTTACTAGCGTAACTACATCTAGCGTGTCTGGTATTGTAAGATTCGGATCTTCTGGTATTTTATCTGTAAATGTTAATATTGTAGCAGTTGGATTACCAAATTGATAAAATGCAATAAATGCAAAGGTCGTATGTTTGTTGATAGAATTTATAGTTCATCAACACATCTTGAAGTTTATTGTATTATGTGTGGCACAAGAAGATTTTTTAATCCACCAGAAAGTTCTGAAGAGGGAAAATGGCTACTAAAAAGGGAAGTCTTGAGGTCGAGGGTTACAATCTCGCCCCTGTAATACCTGGCAATAAAAAGGTTTGGTTTTTAAACGGAGACTTAGTTCGTGTACATCATTTGAACAAGTCAAATGGAATTATGTCTGTTTATAATATTACAAAAGATAGAATTGAAAGTTGTTTAATTACTGATTTTAAAAATAAAAGGGAAAAGGCTTATACTGTTGGGCAGACTGCCGATCTAGTAAATAGGCATAAAAAATATATGCCATCATTAATGAAACGAGGAGTTATCCCATTTCCTACTGGATCACAAAAAGGCGGGGCACGGGGATGGCAAGTAAGATCATATTATTCAGAATCACAAGTAAGAGAGATACGTGATATACTGGCTACGTACCATATTGGCAGACCAAGAAAAGATAACTTAATAACGAATGATATTACGCCTACAAAGCAAGAGTTGACACGTAGAATGGGCGATGGTATACTTACTTATACGAGAACTGAAGATGGACGATTTATCCCTATTTGGAATGAATCTATTAACTAGAAGGGTATGAAATGCAAAACGAAGAAACAAAAGTATCTGTAACTTTAGGATATACACTTAACCTTGGAAACTTTCAATCGCTAAGAGTTGATCTAGGAGTTGTTGATAGCAAGCGTAATGATGAAAATACAAATGACGCATTTGAGCGTGTTTATAAGTTTGTAGAAGATAAACTTACTGAAAAAATCAATGAGGCTAAGTTAGAGGTTAACGAGCAATAATGGCTGAACGCAAAGACCGCATGGCTTTGCTTAGTCGCTATAGTAAGTTTCATACTGCAAAGTATGAGCAAAAGCCATCATTAAATTTAAATGTAGAGCAGTGGGCTGCAGACGCACTTATTGAGTCATATGGTATGTCTAAATGCTATGATCTGCTAGAATATTATTTTAGTGTTGCACAAAATCCAGCATGGAAGTATTTTGCAAATTATGCAGATGCTATAATTGAAAAGCAAGAGCAGCAAGCGATAGATGAAAAAGAACGTGCAGAACGTAGAGAAAAGGCAAGGAAGTGGCTAAGTGAATAATACAGAAGCAAAAGTAATCTCTGCGGTTTTAGAAGACAAGCAAATTCATATACTATTACAGGCTAATGTTGAAAACCTTTTAAGAACCCATAATGATATTTGGCAGTTTATTAGAAACTATACTGAGCATAATAGTTCTGTTCCACCAAAAACATTAGTCATTGAAAAATTTAGAGACTTTACACCAGTAGAAGGTGTTGGTGCAACTAAGCATCACCTAGAAGAATTACAAACAGAATACTTAAATGATAGTTTAAAAGATATTCTTAGATCTACAGCATCAGAAGTTCAAAATGGAAACGGTAATGATGCCCTTGAATCTTTAATTATGAAAACATCAGAGTTAAAGAAGAATACATCTGCTATTCGTGACATTGATGCGACAGACTTAGATTCTGCAATTGCATATTTTGAAAATGTAAAGAGGCAACAAGAGTTGGGTCAAGTTGGAATTAAAACTGGACTACCAGGATTTGATAACTATCTTCCTGCAGGAATTATGCCAGGACAACTTGGTGTGTTCCTTGCATATCCAGGAATTGGTAAGTCATGGCTTTCTTTATACTTTGCAGTACAGGCATGGAAACAAGGCAAGTCGCCATTAGTAATTTCACTAGAAATGTCTGAGACTGAAGTTCGTAATCGTGTTTTTACAATTATGGGTGAAGGTCTTTGGTCTCACAGAAAGATCAGTTCTGGACAAATTGAATTAGATATGTTGAAGCAATGGCATGCTAAGAATCTTGCTGGTAAACCAGAGTTTCATATTATTTCTAATGATACTGGTGGAGACATTACACCTTCAGTTCTTCGTGGAAAAATTGATCAATACAAGCCAGACTTTGTAATTGTTGATTACCTACAATTGATGTCTCCAAACCAAAAGTCAGATAATGAAACGGTACGAATGAAGAACCTTTCACGAGAACTTAAACTTATGGCTATTGGAGAAGAGGTTCCCATTATGGCAATATCATCTGCCACACCTGATGATGTTACTAAACTAGATACTGTTCCAACATTAGGTCAAACTGCTTGGTCCCGTCAGATAGCCTACGATGCTGACTGGGTATTGGCAATGGGTCGTGCTACCAATAGCGACATCCTAGAATGTGTGTTTAGAAAGAACAGAAACGGCTTTATGGGAGAGTTTTTGGTTCAAGCAGACTTTGATAAGGGTTACTACCGTTATAAAGACTATGAAGATAAGTAGTTATAATATGGTATGCAAAATTTTCATCATAAGCAAATTAAGCGATTTGCCCTAGAAGGGGTAATCCATGATGAATCAGCACTGGCAAGACTAAAAATTGAATATATAAGACTACTGGTTTCAGAAATGAAACTAACTGGATATGTGCCAAGGTTTGACATAGATCCAGATTTTACGGTAGACTATAATGAGAAGAAGAAAAGTTTTGAATTTAAATTATCGATATACGGGATATATACAGGAAGAAAGCAGAGCGAATGGATAGCAGGGGTAGACGGTCACAAGGTAATACATACTCCAAAGAACAAATCAAAAGAGTACTCACAGGAGCAGGTATAACAATTGAGTCTGAGGTAGACTCTGACTTTATTATCTTTTGTTCTTTCCATAGCAATAGAAGAACTCCAGCAGGAGAAGTTCATAAAAATAATGGAACATTTTTTTGTTTCTCATGTCAAAAGGTTGCGGATTTAGTAGAATTAGTAATGCATGTTTCTGGAAGAACATATTTTGAGGCTGTTAGATTTATCAAAAGCAAAGAACAAGAAAATGATCTTGAAATTGAAATTAATAAAAAGTTATATATTAAGCCAGACTATGTTCCATATGATGAGTTAATTATTAAAAGATTAAATAATCAAATGATGGATTCGGATAGAGCAAAAAATTATATGCTTTATAGAAAAATAACACAAGACTCAATTATTAAATTTGCTTTGGGATATTCAGAAAAACAAGATATGGTGACTATTCCAGTTCATAGTCCAGAAGGAATTCCAGTAGGTTTTGTTGGAAGATCTATTGAAGGAAAAGATTTTAAAAATACTCCAGGATTACCAAAGAGTAAAACATTGTTTAATTTGCATAGGGTAAAAACTGCAGATAGGGTTTATGTAGTAGAGTCATCCTTTGATGCTATTAGATTAGATCAGGTTGGGTTTCCAGCAGTTGCTACACTAGGGGCAAACGTATCAAACTCACAAACAGAATTGCTTCAAAAATATTTCAATAACATTATTGTTATTGCCGATAATGATGAAGCGGGAGGAAATATGAAAGATAAGATAATTGAAAAACTTGGATCTCGTGTTTCCGTTATACAACTTAATAAAGAATACAAAGACATAGGCGATATGCCAGACGAAGAAATACAAAAACTTAATATTGAATTTGACAAAACCATTATGTCTATGCTAAAATAAAATAACAAACAAAGGAGAATATATGAGCGTAATTAAGGGATTAAAAGATATCAACGCCCTGCTCGACAAACCAAAATACGAAAGTACAGGACAAAAGGTTCGCTGGGTTAAACTAGCGGATGGACAATCTGCAAAGATTCGCTTTGTAGAAGAGTTAGATCAAGATTCAGCACACTATTCAGAAGACCGTGGTCTATCTGTTGTTGTTGCAGAACACACAAATCCAAAAGATTATAAGCGCAAGGCTGCTTGTACTATGGAATCTGAAGGCCGTTGTTTCGGTTGCGAAATGGCAAAGAAAGAACCAAAGTCAGGTTGGCGTTCACGCCTTCGTTTCTACTGTAACGTTTTAGTAGACGACGGTACTGAAGATGCATATGTGGCAGTATGGTCACAAGGCATTAGCAAACAATCAGCATTCAATACAATTCGTGAGTATGCTCTTGAAACAGGAAGCATTACTAACCTTGAATGGAAGTTAAAGCGTAATGGACAAGGAACAGAGACAAACTATACTCTTATCCCAACAAAGCCAGACGCAGAGCCATTTAATTGGAACGTTGAAGCATTCAACCTAGAAAAGGTTGTTCGTGAAGTACCATATCCAGAGCAAGAAGCATTCTTCTTTGGTTTTGATACTCCATCAGTTACCAGCACAAATATTGACTGGTAAGAATGAACTACGTAGGCTTACACGTCCATACACACTATTCATTATTTGATGGTGTTGCTACTCCAGAAGAATATGTGAACCGTGCAGTTGAGTTAGGGATGCCAGCGATTGCCATCACTGACCACGGTACTTTATCTGGGCATAGGGAACTGCACCGTATTGCAAAAGCAAATGGAATAAAGCCTATACTTGGTGTAGAAGGCTATATGTGTCAAGATAGATTTGATACAAGAGATAAGTCTGAAAGAGACGGAGATCTTGATCTAGTTTATAACCATATAGTCCTTCTCGCTAAGAATAAGATTGGTTTAGAAAATCTTAATAAGATTAATGAGATTGCATGGACAGAAGGATACTTTAAGAAGCCAAGATTTGACTTTGAGATATTAGAAAAGTATTCAGAAGGTATTATTGTTACATCAGCATGTCCAAGTAGCGTTCTTGTTAAAGCATTAGAAAATAATGAGTTTGCGGTTGCTAAGAAGCACATTGAGTGGTTTAAGCGTGTATTTAAAGATGATTACTATATTGAGGTAATGCCACATAATCAAGCAGAAATAAACAAGCAACTAATTAATTTGGCAGATGAATTTAATATCAAAGTTGTAGTTACACCAGACTGCCATCATAGTTCAACTGATCAAAAAGAAATTCAAGAATTTAAACTATTATTAAATACACACGTCAAGATTGATAAAGATAAGACTTTTGAAAAATCTAAAAAACAAAAAGATATGATGAAGCGTCTTGACTATTTATATGGAGAAGATAGACAAATCACATTTAACAAGTTTGATATTCACTTGCTTACATATGAAGAGATTAAATCTGCAATGGAGGCACAAGGTGTTGATAGACCAGATATTTATTCAAATACTTTAGATATTGCCAACAAGGTTGAAGACTACGATATTAAAGAAGGCCTTAACTTGTTACCAGTTCAATATCAAAATCCAGATGACGAATTAGGTAGTTTGGCATTTGCTGGATTAGAATCAAAGAAACTAACTTCTAGTTGGCTTGGCAATGATATATATGAGCAACGCCTATATGAAGAATTAGACATTATTAAAAATAAAAAGTTTGCGCCTTACTTCCTGGTTGTTCAAAGCATGATTAACTGGGCTAAGAAAGAAGGAATTATGGTTGGTCCAGGTCGTGGATCATCTGCTGGTTCTTTAGTTTGTTATTTACTTGGTATTACAGATATTGATCCAATTGAACACGGACTGCTATTTTTCCGATTCATTAACCCTGAACGTAATGACTTTCCTGATATTGATACAGATATTCAAGATTCACGTCGTGAAGAAGTAAAAGATTATCTAGTTAGACAATATAGACACGTAGCATCTATTGCAACATTCTTATCCTTTAAAGACAAAGGGGTAGTAAGAGACGTAGCAAGAGTATTAAATATTCCATTAACAGATGTAAACAAAGTATTAAAGACTGTTGATACGTGGGATGAGTTTTGTAGTTCAAAAACAACAGCATGGTTTAGAGAGAAATATCCAGAGGTAGAAAAATATGGAGAGCAATTACGTGGTCGAATTAGGGGTACTGGTATTCACGCTGCAGGAGTTGTTACTAGTAAAGATCCAATCTTTAGGTTTGCGCCGATGGAGACTCGTTCTTCTCCTGGATCTGACGATAGGATTCCAGTCGTTGCAGTTGATATGGAAGAGGCTGAAAAGATTGGTCTAATCAAGATTGATGCATTAGGTTTAAAAACTTTATCAGTATTAAAAGATGCCTTAAACATTATTGAAGATCGTGAAGGTAAAAAGATAGATCTTTTAAGTATTGATATGGAAGATAAGCACATATATGATATGTTGTCAGATGGCTATACAAAGGGTGTGTTCCAGTGTGAAGCAACGCCTTATACAAACCTTCTAGTTAAGATGGGTGTAAAGAACTTTAACGAATTAGCAGCATCAAATGCTCTTGTACGTCCAGGTGCAATGAATACAATTGGAAAAGATTATATTGCACGTAAACATGGAAAACAGGCTGTATCATATATCCATCAGGTAATGAAGAATTTTACGGAGGATACTTATGGCTGTGTTCTTTACCAGGAGCAAGTTATGCAAGCATGCGTACACCTTGGCGGTATGTCCATGTCGGAAGCGGATAAAGTTAGAAAAATCATTGGAAAGAAGAAGGATGCTAAGGAGTTTGATGTATTCAAAGAACAGTTTGTCTCTGGTGCTTCTTCCTATATTAGTCCCAATCAGGCTCGTGATTTATGGCACGACTTTGAAGCGCATGCGGGATACTCGTTCAACAAGTCTCATGCGGTTGCTTACTCTACGCTCTCATATTGGACGGCGTGGCTAAAATATTATTATCCTCTTGAGTTTATGTTTGCATTGCTCAAGAATGAAAAGGACAAAGATACAAGAACGGAGTACTTAATTGAAGCAAAAAGAATGGGAATCTCGGTTAAACTTCCTCACATTAATGATTCGGATACGGACTTTAAAATTGAAGGTAAAGGAATCAGGTTTGGACTTACCGCTATTAAATTCATATCGGATAAAATTGCAGAGAGATATATCTCAGCACGTCCGTTCACATCCTACGCACAACTTGAGGAATTCACGTTTACAAAAGGAAATGGCGTTAATAGCAGAGCACTTCAAGCATTAAGAGTTGTTGGTGCTGCAACATTCAGTGATAATCCTAGAAATGATGATGAGATTAAAGAAAATCTTTATGAGTATTTAAATCTACCAGAGTTTAATATTACAGTTCCTTCACACTACCATGCATTTATTCAACCAGTAGAAGACTTTGAAGAAAAGGGATCTTTTATTTTGATGGGTATGGTAAAAAGTATTAAGCGTGGTACTGGTTGGTCAAGAGTAGAAATACTTGATAAAACTGGATCAGTTGGTATATTTGATGAAGAGCAAACAACTATTGAGCCAGGAAGAACTTATATTTTATTAGCAAATGATAATAGGATTGTGTCTGCAACTCCAGTAGACGAAATTAAAGGATCTACTAATGGATTGATTAAATTCTTAAACTATAGGATGCTTCCATACAAAGATGATGAGATGTTTGTGGTATCATTTAAACCTAGAGTAACAAAGGCTGGTAAAAAAATGGCTTCACTAACCCTAGCAGATACATCTAGGGACTTACATTCTGTAACTGTGTTTCCTACTGCATTTGCAAAAGCATATATGAAAATAGAAGAAGGCAATGCCTATAAGTTTTCTTTTGGTAAAACAAAAGATGGAACTGTCATATTGGAGGATATAAATGTTTGATGATTTAGCAGAACAAATACATAAGGTTGCAGTAGAGAAAAAGTTTTGGGACAGACCAGCAGATGAGATTTTTGTTGCAAAGCAAATGCTGATGATTGTTTCTGAGGTTATTGAGGCAATGGAAGTTGTTCGTAAAGATATGGATGAGGAAAAACTTGCAGATGAGTTTGCAGATATAATCATTCGCACACTAGATTTATACGCTGGCTTGGTAGATGCTGGGTATACAAAAACATCTTTAGATTATGCAATTAAGAGAAAGATGGAGTTTAATCAAACAAGACCAAAGAAACATGGAGTAAGATTCTAATGACAGTTACAGTAGAAGAAGTATTAGCACAACTAGATCCAAAGTTAAGAAAAAGACTTGGAACTGGCGAAGGGGTATCATTTGAGTATCAGCCAACCCCTAGTTATGGTCTCAATAAAGCATTAGGTGGTGGTTTGCCATATGGTCGTCAAGTTCTTATTTGGGGCAGCAAGTCATCGGCTAAGTCTTCTATGTGTCTACAAATGATTGCAATGGCACAAAAAGAAGGCAAGGTTTGTGCATGGATTGACTCTGAAATGTCTTATTCAGAAGATTGGGCCAAGCAACTAGGGGTAGATCCAACAAAATTAATTTACTCACAAGCAAGAACTATTAGTGACATGGTTGATGTTGGTGTTGGATTAATGAATGCTGGAGTAGATTTGATTGTTGTAGACTCTATTACATCAATGCTACCTGCAATATATTTTGAAAAAGATTCAGATGAGATGAAGGCTTTAGAAAATACAAAGCAGATAGGAGCAGAATCTCGTGATTTTAGTAACGCTTGGAAAATGCTTAACTATGCCAATAATAAAGTTAAGCCAACTCTTTTGGTTCTTATTAGCCAAAGTCGCAACAATATTAACGCTATGTATACTAGCCAGCAACCTTCTGGTGGTCAGGCTACTAAGTTCTATTCATCTTGTGTTATCAAGTTATTTTCCTCTGAGTCCGACAATCAGGCTATCAAGGCTAAGATTCAAGTTGGCGATAAACTTATTGAAGAAAAGGTTGGTAGAAAAGTTCGTTGGGAGTTACAATTCTCTAAAACATCACCAGCATTCCAGTCTGGGGAATACGATTTTTACTTCCGTGGAGATGACATTGGTCTTGATTCTATCGGTGATCTTGTGGACACTGCTGAAATGATGGGTATTGTTGAACGTACTGGTGCTTGGTATTTATTACCAGATGGGTCAAAGGTTCAGGGTAGAGATGGATTCATCAATAGAGTAAGAGAGGATCTTGACTTGCAAGAATCTATAAAGTCTAAGTTAAATGGCTAGTTATACAATATACGAAGGCAAATGGATATGCCATACTTGTAAAGCAGAGGTTAGAACTCTTAGATGTTATGCTGAAACACAAAGTCTTACATGGATGTGCAAAGATAAACATCTAACAACTGTTTATCTCGGAAAAAGAAAGAAGAAGCATTTTGACGGAAAAGAATGAGTCTAAGCGTCTTGGCGCAAAGCAACACAAAAATTCTGGCAGAAACACCCAGAAAGGTGATGCTTCTTGGAAAAATTTTGTAATTGATTTTAAAGAAGTAGAAAAATCCTTTACATTAAACAAAGATGTTTGGGCAAAAGCAACAACAGATGCTATTAAAAATAATAAAGATCCAATGATAAATGTTGTAATTGGAAATGGAAATAGCAAGGTACGACTTGCTATAATAGAACTAAGTCTTTTAGAACAGATTATGGAGACAGAAATATGACATATCCAATTATCAAAAACTTTTTTTCTAATGATGAGGTTAACATAATAAAGGATACTATAAATAATGCTATAGAATCAAGCGTACCAGTCTATTTTGATAATCAAGAATCACATAATATTTATACAAATGAACAATACATATATAGTAATCAAGGAAGAAAAGATATTTATAGAATTAAGTTTCCAGATCATATTGTAGATAAACTAATTAATGAAATTAATAGAATAACTAAAAAAGATTTTTTTCTTTATTCTGTTCAATATACAGAATATGTCGGAGACCTAAATGGAAATCCTTCATTAGGAATACATTCTGATAATGGTATTGCTGAATATACATTAGACTATCAACTAGAGTCAAATACTAATTGGGCAGTTGGAATTGATGATAATGTGTATGAAATTGAAGATAACGATATTTTATTATTAAAATCTATAACAACTCTTCACTATAGACCAGTTAAAAAATTTAAAAAGAATGATTATATTAAAATGATATTGTTTAGATTTGTAGAAAAGGATATTCCAAAATATGAAAAACCTGAATTTGATGATATTAAATTAAATAAAATACGAGATATTTTTAATAATTATTATAAAAGGGAGATATAAAAAATGGAACAACAAAATACAACAATAGACATGGTCAATGGTTTGGCAGAGATTGCTGAATATATGCAGGATGAAGAACTGACTACTGCCCTGACTTTTATTGCAAAGATAATTATCAAGCCAGATATCCCATTAAATGTGGCTACCGTAGAGATAGTAAGACTACAGGCAATTGCAGCCAAGATGTCGTTCAAGGCTACCTGGATGGCAAATGTTGATAAGAGCGATAGAGCAAAAAAGAATATCTATTTTACTGCAGCAGAATCAATCAATAATCTTGTCTCTGCTTTAAAGTACATAACACGATAATCTGCTATACTTATATCTAATAGAAACGAGTTTTAAATGACAAAAAATTTACTAAAGCAGGTTATGATAAAAAAAGAGGCAGATAAGCCCGAAATCATAGACACTGCAAAACTTATTGAAAAAATTAACTCTGGATACATCGTTAACCGTGTTCCAAAGCATCAACAAAAGAAAACATTTGCTCCATCAACAATTGCATATTCTCATGGAGAATGTCCAAGATATTGGTATCTAGCATTTGATGGACAAACATTTGAAGATAATACAGATCCGTATGGCGCAGCAAATATGACTGCTGGAACCTTATCTCATGGTCGTATTCAAGAGGCTATGAAAAATGCTGGTATTTTAAAAGATGCAGAGTTTATTGTAAAGAATGAGGATCCACCAATTTTTGGTTACGGCGATGTAATGCTTGATTGGGAAGGCGAAGAACTTCTTGGAGAAATTAAAACAATGCTTAACGAAGGTTTTGAATATCGTAAAGCAGCAAAGAAACCAAAGACTGGACATTTAATTCAGTTACTTATTTACATGAAAATTTTTAAGAAAGCAAAAGCGGTCATGATTTATGAAAATAAAAATAATCATGAACTATTATTGCTTCCTGTAGAAGTAAACGATCATTACCGTCGGTGGGTAGACCAGGCATTTGATTGGATGAGAACAGTTCGTAAGGCATGGGTTGATAGAACCCTTCCACAAAAGAACTATAGATCAAACTCCAAGATATGCAAAACATGTCCAATTCAAAAGGCATGTGCGTCAGCAGAGGCAGGGGATGTCAAAATTAAATCC